ATGTTTTTACATCATTTTACAGAGATTTACGACACTTTTGCCCCTTTTTTGCCCCTTTTGAGCAAACAAAAAAACCGCAAGCCTGAGCCTGCGGTGAAAGAACAATTTAGAAAGTTTCCTTTCTATTTATTTAACTGTAATCAAGCCATCTGGCTCTACTGTGAACTCTGGCTTGTCTGCCATGCTACCGTCTGGTTTGAGGTAGTACCAGCCTGTTCCGTCCGCTGACTGGATAAAGGCATTTGATACCATGGCGCCTTCTTTAGCGTCTAAGTAGTACCAGGTGTCCTTGTACTTGACCCAGCCTGTCTTCATGGCACCTTCTACATCAAAATAGTACCACTTCTCAGCGATTTTCTTCCAGCCTGTAGCCATTTCGCCTGAGTTGTCGAACCAGTACCAATTACCGTCTGTGTGCTTCTTCCAGCGGTCTGAAAGCATATAGCCTGAGCCATCGAAATAATACCAGGTACCGTTGATTTTCTCAAACTTATCTTTTGGATAAAAGCCGTCTGAGTGTACGTACCAGTAGCCAGTGCCATTTTTCTGCCAGCCTGTTGCAGCGCTCAAGCCGTTTTCGATGTCTTGCTTAAACTGTTCACGGCTAATGCCCCAACTTGCAAGATATGGATATGGATCCACATGGTCTGAGTGGTTGTTTGGTTGGTTATTGGTACAGTATTCATGCGTCTTGATACCTGCCAAGTCGTCTGTATCAAGAGTCTTCGGCAAGCCTGCTTCGTCCGCTAGATTGCGTAGCAATTCGATATAGAGGCGATAGTCAGCCATAAACTCTTCCTTAGTTGAATGGCTTTCAATCAGTTCAACCGCTGCATAACTCTCAGCATTCCAACCGCCCCCAACATCCCAACTTCCGTTGTTCACAGGTCCTACCTGCATGATGCGACCGTTCCCAACAACGTGCGAGAAAAAACCTAATTCTGGGTCTTTCCGCCAGTGATAATCCGCTTCATTCTGTACGGTTGAGTTGCGGTTACCTGTTGAGTGAGCATGTACTTGTCGATAAGGCTGCACCCCAACCTGGGGCAAGCCTGTACGTAGTCTGTTTCTATCGATATCCATTCCCTATCGTCCTTTCCATGCGTCATTCATCTGCTTCACTGCTGACTCTACGAAGGTGTCTAAGTCTTTGTCAGTCATGCTAATATTGTATTTTGTAAGCTCAGCACGGACTTTAGCGCGAGCCTGTGCCAGTTTTTCATCTCCCTTGTAGCCAGTTTCAGCAGCTACCTGCTCCACGGCATTTACTGCATTTTTGGCCAAGATTTCAACAATCTTGATGGTCTTTTCTCCACCTTTTTGAACCAGGTAGTCCTTGACTGCCTTGACTGCGATACCAGCCAAAATAACAAGGATGCTGATTGCTCCATTAGTAATGATTTCAGTAATTTGTTGCATTTGTTATTCTCCTTTTTCGATTTCTTCCATGCGGTCGTTCATGCGAACCATTTCTTTTTGAATGTCTCCGACCGTGTGAGTGATTGTGGTTAATTCTGTAGTGGTCTTTTCTAGGTGAGTCATCAAACGCTCTTCTCGTCTATTAGAGTCGGCCTTTGATTGCTCGTGCAAATCCATAATCTTCTTCTCTCGCTTGTCCGAAGTCTTGATAAGATATCGAATGATAATAAAAAAAGCAAGATAAACAAAATCGCCCAAGCTACCTGACTTTGAGCGATTTTTTCAGCTTCTTCAATTGGCATACAACCTCCTATTCTTTAGGTTCTACCGTTGGAACCGTCCAGTCAGGATTGCCCTCTGCATCAAATTTCATGATATAGAATTCATGATTCAACAGAACGGCTACGTTGATTGTTGCGATTGTACCACCCCACTGGTTGAATGCCCAAACGGTTTCAACATCCTTGAATTGGCGACGGCCATTTACGATCACAGGACGTTTTTGAACGTCACGATACATATAGAAGTTATCGCTTACATTCTTGCAACGAATGAACTCTCCATTTTCTTTCATGTAGCGCAAAGCACTCGCAAGATCAAATGGTTCTGTGATTTTTGTAAGGTCTAGTAAGTTATCTGTGTTTTGATTTGTTTCTGCCATGTCTATTCTCCTTTGTCTGCTGGTTTAGTTTGTTCATCAAGCAGAGCTTCCAGCTCATCCACTCGTGCTTGAAGTCTTTGATTCTCTTCCCTTTGCTCATCCAACTGAATACTCAAGATATTACTTTCAATCATCGAATTTGTTGAAGTTGTTGATATTTCACTAATTGTCATTCGTAAGGCTTGGTTAAGCTGTTCTGTGTTCATTTTCTAAGTTCTCCAATCTGTGTGTTCGTTTTCTATTTTCAAGAGCAAGCTCCTGAATTGCTTTAAGTGCGATATTGGTCAACATGTTGTTATTCATGCTATTGTTTTCTCCATTTTTTCTATTTTTTGATTTAATTCTTGAATAGCCTTGATTAAGTAAGGAACTAAAGCGGTATAGTCTATATGTAGATAGCCATCTGGATTCTCAGGATCTCGTGAGACAATTCTTGGAACGATGGTTTCAGCCTCTTGAGCTATTAGACCAATCTCCTCATGTTTCTTATTTTCGATGAAATCAAATGCAACCATTCTTAATCTGTTGATTTTATCCAAGGCTTTCACAGCTGTATCTGTGATGTTCTCTTTTAAGCGTCTGTCTGATTTTTGTTCCATCCAATACTTCACGCTACCGCTACCGACCTGATTCCACCAAACAACCGCATTCCTTCCGCCTTTGGGATTCCAACCATCACCAAGCACATCTTTACTTCCAAGTTCGATACCATTTGAAAACACAGGAGAACGAGAAAAAGTAGTATTCCCATAGAAGTTTGCTCTCGATGAATTCGAAAAATCCACTTGATCATAAAAACCGACTTCATTCCTACAGTACATTTTCCCATCAGTATTGACGTTCCATGCTTTAGGTCCGGCATAGTTCCAATTATTTCCCCAGTTCGCCCAGAAGGCTGTCCGGACTCCATACCCGGCACCATTCCCCATACCAACAGAGAACTGATTGACACCTGAAATCCAGCGACCGCCACCCTGGTCAAATTGACCAAGTGTGAATCCACCGATTCGGCCTTGATAGGCTTCTAGGAAGGTTGAGCTAGAAATGACGGACTCAACCTTAGTAGAGAAGATACGTTTAGATATCAGTTGGTCAATAAAAGCATCATTTGCAGTTAATTTTCTAATAAGCGCATTGTCAACTTTCAACTTCTCAGCAGTTACCGCTTCAGCGTCTAATATCGTAGTCGTGACCGAACCAGCTTCAAAATTGGCCGTTTTGAGCTTATCAACCATGGCAGACTTGATGACTGCTCTGTCAATCAGGGTCTCTCCAGTGATGTGGGTCAATTTCCCAACAAAGCGGTTATGTCCATTGGCGCCAAGATTGATTCCAGAGATGATATCTCCAGCCGAGTTGATGTTTTCAACTACCCATGAGCCAGCTAGTTGAGTCATTTTTGTTTGCGTTGCTTCAAGCTTCTTATTCGCATCTGCGACTGCATCTTCTGGATGTGGTTGCCATGTTCTAGGTTTATAACCTTTGTACAAGTCAACTTCTGTAATATACAAATCAGCTGTTCCTGATGATGAGCCATTGTTATCAAAACGAATGTAAGCATTATCCATTTCTCCGGAATTAAAAGTTACTGAGACATCTTCGCATCTAGAGGTAGATAGTTTCTTGCTGCTAACAACTTTCTTAACGATTGTGAATCCATCGCTCTCGCCTGCTCTTCGTCCCAAAATATAAACATCATAGCTTGCGAGAGCACTGTTGTTAAATCCTCTAAAATTCAGTACATAGTCAGTATTTCGTTCAAGATTAAAACGGTGACTATACAAAAAGTTTTCGTTTTTAGTTGCATTACTTAAACGCATAAGGTCTTTCTGCCCGTTGTGATAAAAGCTATGCTTAACCAATCTTCCTAAATTTTGAGTTGAGCCCCATTCATTCGTAGCATTTTTAAAATCACTATTCTTAATGAGGTTAGGGCCGCTTACACTATATTTCCCAACCTCAACCTGAAACAGTTGATTGGTCAGAGCCATGCGAGCAACCTTATCCGCAATTCCATTTTCAGTATTGCCCAAAATCCGCTCGTAAAGTTTACTGGTTTCCTTAACACGCTGGAAGTCAGTAGTCTCTACTTTTCGTGCTAGTTGATTGGTCACATTCGCAAATTGACTATCAGCATTCGCTTTGTTTGCAGAAACCTGATCAGATATTCTACCCATTTGTCGTTCAGCATTATCCTTGTTTGTAGCGACCTGAGTCTTTAAATTTGAAATCTGATTATCTGTGCCTTGCTTATTACTGTTTATCCGATTTGAAATATTTGAAATCTGAGTAGTGGTTCCTTGCTCACTGCTTGTAAGTCTATTTGATAGACCACTGATTTGACCGCCCGCATCTTGCTTATAAGTAGTTATCTGACTTGAAATATCCGTGAACTTACCATCTACAGATTGACGATAGCTAGCGATTTGACTAGCGATGTCTTTATTCGCACTAGTTTTAACAGCTTCAATCCTCTGATTGATACCCTTAACATCTTCTTGATAAGTAGCCTTACCAACGAAATCACGATTGACCAGCTCACGGACTGCTGTCGCTTGTCTCGTGCTCTCCTCACGAGTATAGCGCTGTAGGGCTTCCTGTCGCTGACCGTCTTTATTTACATATTCCTGAATAGCTGATAAATCGGTTCGCAAGCCCTGAGCTGTCCGCTCAAAGGTAGCCTTAGCTTCAGTGATGAGACCATCAGCGTCCTCAGGCGCAGGACTCCAGTCCGTCGCCACACTACCGATTTCAACCTTGATTCCTGTTACCCAAGCTGTACCGCTTGTAGCACCTTCAAGATTGAATCGCAATGATGTCTTCAATTGATCAAAATTTGTTTTTTCAGAGTAGTCATAAGTGAATGTAATATATTTCCAATCTGCCGAACCTTTATACATACCAAGCGTAGCATAGTCTGGACCACTCTGTACTCCGGTCTCACTATTTTTTCTAAAAAGATAATGTTTGAAGCAATTAAATACATTCCAAAAATTTCGACCTTGGACTACATTTTCGTACTTGACCCAAGCGCTAAAAGTAACTTTTTGATACAACCTTGAGCTGAAATCTGGTTCGATGTTGAACGTTAAAGTAGAGTTGTTCTCTAGCCTATAGCATTCTTTTTGACCTGTGACGTGGTTTTCAGGTAATTTTTCAATTACAGCTCCAACCGTTTTGGATTTTATCCATAGATTCCGTCCTCCCACCTTCATTTTTGAAAATTCTTCACGCAATTTCCCGGCTTCAGATACAACTAAAGTCTTATCTGCTTTATCCTTGGTTGCGTTCAGGATTTCCTGACGGATAGAGCCGGCTCGCACCTCAAATTCAGCCTGACTCAACTTCTGATTTAGCTTGTTCTGCGTGTCTGTCTCAAGACTCTTCACAGATTGCCGGATATTCTCAGCAGTCACGTTGAGTGAGCTGATATCGGCTTTGGTTCTAAGGCCTTCAGTCAGACGGCTTACACCAGCGTCGAGTGAATCAGCACGCTGCTTAAAGTTGGATTCGACTACTGAGACACGGTCTTCTTGGTCTTCATACGCTGGTTGATAGGCTGGAAAATAATTACCAACCGATAACATAGCGTTCTCAATGACGACCTGCAGACCAGCAGGAAATCCATAATTAGTGCCAAAACGAATGAACACATTATTAGTCTGATAGGTCTCAGAAGAACTAGACAAGTCAATCGTAAACTCAAAATGTTGGCGTTCGACAGTTCCACCTTTAAAAATTAAGTTTCTGTAGGCATACCATGGATGAGCACTAAAATGCACCATAGCAGGCATGTCATTTACTAGGGCGACAGGGAAAGTCACATCAAAAGATATGCGAACATAATCACGCTTGAACCTGTCACTGTTCTTCCAGAAATCAGGAACTATGAATGTTCGATAGTCGTATACCGCTTGACCTCCTGTTGTGAACGTTCTTGAACGTGAATTCCTGAAGTAATTCCGTGAACTACCTGCCTGCACACTCGCTATCTTACTAGAGAGCTCCTCAGCTGTCTGCGTGAGTTCTGACTTGCTGGCTTTACCATTGGCCAAGTTGGTCAGTTCTGACAGTCTACGAGTCGTCGTCTCCTCATACGTCGCTTGCGCTGACTTCACGCCAGCCAGTTCATTCTTAGTCCGGCTAAGTGCTTCAACTTGCTTGGCAATCTCAGCTTCAGCCTGTGCTTGCTTCGGTCGAATATCATTCGCGATAGTCCGTTTCAGAGCGTCCAAGTCACCCGACAGAGCCGTTTGTGCGCTCGTAGTCTGCGACTTAAACGCTTCAAGTCTAGCAACAGAATCCAGCTCAATCCGCTTAGCTTCCTGTGCAAGCAGGGTACTTGCGCCATCCAGTTCATTTTTAGTCCGGCTAAGTGCTTCAGCTTGCTTGGCAATCTCAGTTTCAGCCTGTGCTTGCTTCGGTCGAATATCATTCGCGATAGTCCGTTTCAGAGCGTCCAAGTCACCCGACAGAGCCGTTTGTGCGCTCGTAGTCTGCGACTTAAACGCTTCAAGTCTAGCAACAGAATCCAGCCCAATCCGCTTAGCTTCCTGTGCAAGCAGGGTACTTGCGCCAGCATTTCGCAAAGCTTCCTCAGCCTTGTGCTTAGTTTCTTTCAATGGCCCGTTGTCAAAGCTATTAAATCGCTGATTGATAGTGTCAGACAGTTCTCTCTTGACTTCTTCAGCTCTGGCTTTGGCCAATTCTACTTGATCGTTAAAGTCTTTTTTGATTTTGTCGACCTTTTGGTCAAAATCTTTATCTGCTGCTTCAATCTGCGCTTGGATTTTTGCTTCAATGCCATCTTGTTGCTTTATCTGCTTGGTAATCGTTCCCTCGTACGAATACTGGGTATCGTTTCCAGCCTTACTATCTGCACTGATACGACCTCTCAGACCACCTTTAAAGATAAAGCTCTGACTTAAGACAGGAACTTTAAAAGTCTCTTTCTTGTTGGTCTGAATGGTTACCCACTGCCCAACCTCAAGTAACAAATGTCCTTGGTAGTTGAGATTATACGGATAGTAAGTTAGGTTTTTCAGTTTGTAATACAAGTCATTTAAAGCGCTCTGAGTCATAAAGACATTGTCCAGTTCCAAAGACCGACCTGTCTTCATACCGACTGTCAGAGACTTCTTGTCCGTCTTACAAGTGATACCAGCTATCTGATACTCAATCTCACTCTTGGTCAAGCCATGCAAGAAGTAACTGTCAGCGTTGATCGTGATATTGGACTCAGTCAAATCACGGATTTCCATCTTGCCTTCTCTGTTGAAGAAACAAGACATCCCAATCATCTGAGTCATAGCGCTCAGCATATCCCTAAAGGAAAGTTTCTTGCCCTCAGGAACTTGCTCAATATGATAACGCATCGCGCTGATTCCGAAATAGTCATTCGCTAACTCAATGCCTGTTTTCAGGCAGATTTCCTGAATAACCTCTCGTACTTCAGCTGGGAAATGCAAATCTGTCACATACTCACGATTGAGCTTAAACATACCATCCATAAGTTCAAGTGTGGTAGTGTTTCGGTTTCGGTCAATCTCAATATCGTTGATGAAGTATTCCCCCATCTTGACCCACTGGTAGGTATCCCCAACCAGTAGACCAATCTCAGGGTGCAGGGTATCCAGCTTATTGAACGTGGTAATGATACTGGTAAAGGTAATTTTACCGCTACCAGCGCAGGTTCCACCAGGCTTATAAGTATCGCCCTTAATGTAGCCATACTCAAAACTAGCCTCTTTGATATCCCGTGAAGCATAATCACCAACACGAATAGCCAGCGTCCTTTCCTTGGCAAACATGGCTCTGTCAAATTGTCGTCTAGTTAAAGCGTCCATTTTCTTACCTCTCTACCAGATTAAATTTAGCGCCAGACCAAGGTTTAAACTTCTCAGTAAAGGTATAGCTAGGAGCTGTCCTATCACCGACATAGAAAGTCTTTGTGACTTGGCCATCCATGGGGTCTGGATAAGATACCTCAAAAAATTCAGATGATACAGCATGTAAAAGCTGACTTAATTCTCCCTGAGTCATCATACCCCATTCACAGTCTAGTTTGCGTTTGGTCGTGATACGGTCACGCATCATGTCGCCATTGGCATTACGCCCTGTCTCTCCATCGATATCTTGAATACCGACTTGAAAATATTTGGGAGGCTTCACAGCCACCCCATTGATTGTCAATTGTGCCATTTAACCTCCTAAATCTTGAGCAAGGTTTGACCTGCTCGTTCATGTTCCTTGTTTATTTCTTGGATGGCTACCCGTCCGAACTCATGGCCTGCGATTTGGATAACGATGTCGCCGTCGCCAGAGAATCCACCTTGTGGACTAACACCAGCCATGGCATTTACTACCGCACTGCTGACTACTCGTCCAAGTGTTTGGATAAATCCTGTATTTTCAAGTGGTACGACCGCCTCTTTACCAGCTTCACCAATCATGGCGATTGTTGGACTATCGACGATACCACCACGGGCAAGACGAGGGAGGCTAACTGTACTTACACTACCAACCCATCCTAGACCAGGTAAGTTTCTGACAACGCCTAAAACTCCATTAATCATTCCGATGAAGCCATTGACTACATTTTCAATCGTTCCAAGAACCGCATTGACCGCACTCTTAAACGCTCCACCTACTGCCTCTCCGACCATCTGACCAGCATTTACGAAGATACTTTTAACAGTATCCCAAACGCCTTTAAAGAAGTCGCCAATAGAACTAAAAGCATCTTTTACTGCGTTGTAAGCATTAGTGAACATCTCACCAAACCAGTTTGAAACACTGGATAACGCATTAGTCACATCTGCCCATCTCTCGCCAAACCATGAACCTAGTTTGCTAAAGATGTTTGTTAAGCCAGTCCATGCTTTTTGGAACATGTCAGTAAACCATGCTCCGATATTAGCCAACGCACTAGTCACATCTGCCCAACGTTGTCCGAACCATGAGCCGATTGGTGTGAAGATATTAACGATAGCGTCCCATGCACCTTGGAATACACCAGAGAACCACTCTCCGATGCCAGAGAATATGTTTACAATGGCGTCCCATGCTTGCTGGAATTTCTCGCCAAACCATTGACCTATCGGCTCAAAGATTTCTTGTAGTTTCGTCCATAGACCGCTGAAAAATTCGCCAATCGCTTGACAAATACCACTGATAAAATCACATAGTCCTTGCCATGCAGTTTTAGCAAACTCAACAACAGTGTCCCAGTTTTGATAGAGCAAAACACCGATAGCAATTAAGGCTGCGATTGCTGCAATAATCCATGTTATTGGACTTGTCAAAACTGCTAACGCTGCATTAAAAGCCCATGTTGCAGCTGTAGCGACTCCTGTTGCAACAGAATGTGCAAATTTCGCCGCGGTTGCTAATCCCATTTTCGCTGCATGAGCAGTCCATGCTAGAGCTGATTTACCAAGTTCTAAAGCAGTTTTTCCTAGCTGTGCAATTGTTTTACCTGAATTGACCACAAAATCTTTTGCATATAAGGTGTTCAAATAGATTGTTTCACCAAAACTGACCAACTTATCAAATGTCAATGCTTTAATAGCAAGACCTAGATTCTTAATCCCTCCAACAATCAAAGAGACCTTACTACCTAACAAGCTGAATGCTCCTGCAAGTCCTCCAGCTTGTTCTGCCCATGATAAGAAATTAATCGTTTGCCAAGTTGTTATCAAAGCTACGATAGGTTCTTTGTTTTCTTTACACCAGTCAGAAAAAACGGTGAAACCATCTGCCACTAACTTAATAGCATCCGCCAATAGTCCCAAAGTGGCTAAAAGGCCACCTCCTAATAAATCTGAAATTCCTTCAATACTAACACCGAATACTCCTGATAAAAACTCAGCAAAAGGTTGCCAGGAATTCTCCCAGAGAATCTGAATAATGTCAATTAGCCCATTAAAAGCATTAGCAATAGAGTTAATAGCAGGGACTACATGTTCATCATAAACACGACTTAAGCCATCGCCAAATTTGTTAACAGACCTTTCAATGCTCTCAAATACAGGCGCAACAGTATCTAATAAACTTTGGAAGACTGATGAAATTTTAGGAGCGCTTGTCACAACGACTTTTTCAAAACCTTTAAACAAACTTCCTGCTAATTTACTACCAACTTCAACAATGGTAGATGTCAAACTCAACAGAGTTGACACAATAGCGCTACCGATACGAACCGCACCAGTTGAGGTAATGACGTCGTAGAAAGCACTAGAAAAGTCCTGAGCTATGTTTCCTACTGCCTCGGAAAGGTTACCAACATTATCAAACAAAGCGACTAGCGCCCTGATAATGCGTTCTTTTTGCCTTCCAAGGCCATTTGCAATACTTTCGGCAAGGAAAACACCGATACCTAGCCCGATAGTGGTTATTGAGCCTGTCACTTGCCCTAAAGCATAAGCAATTTTCTCAGCCATTCGGTTAAAGGCATTCACAACCCTTGGGTCAGTGACGATTTCTCCCATTGTCTTAGCTATTTGGTCTAAGGCAGTCTTAATGCGTTTTATACCTTCTGGTCTAAATGCTGCATCAAAACCTTTCTTGAAGAGGTCAAACAACCCTTTGAGCTTATCTCCAAGACCATCAAAAATGCTCTTGAATTTGTTGTCCATGTCGGTCAACTCGACTTCTGGCAAGATGTCTTTGAAAGGTCCGCCACCGCCTCCCTTTCCTTTACCACCTTTGCCACCGCCTCCAGAACCGCCTGCGTCGTCATCTTTTGGTTTTTGCAAGATGTTAATCTCATCAAATCCCAAAAGACCTAGCAACTCTTTAGCAGCTTTCTTAGCGTTTTTGGCGGAGTCTCCAAGATTGTCAGCAAGTCCTCCTGCTGAATCTCCAGCGTCGTCTACTGCATCAGCAAGGTCTCCTGCTCCGCCTGCAGCGTCTTTCATGGCGTTACCCATGTCTCCAACTGCTCCACCAACACCATCTTTCACTGTTGCTTTCTTGTTGAACATCAAAGCGATAAACTCAGCGAGTTTAGCAGTAACGTTCTTCAAGACCATCGCAAAAGAGTTCAAGACAGGCATAATGGCATTGATAATCGGTAACATAGAGTTACCAAGGTTCAATGCTGCGTCCTTCATCAGCGACTTAAATAGGCTGATACGACCATTTACAGAATTAGACAAGGTATTCCCATACTTGGCTGTAGCCTGTTCCAGAATAGCCATAAGGCGGATTTGTTGCTGGGTTTGGTAATCCAACTGTTGCCAGCTCTGTCCGTTTGCGAACTTCTTAAAGGCTTCAGTAGACTCAATCATAGCCACATTGACGTTGATTCCTAGGTCCTCAATTGCTTCGGTGTTCCCTAGCAAACCTGAGCGAATCCGCTCCATAACGTCTGTAATCGTGCGCCCTGAACCTTCAGCAACCACTGCCGATGTCTGCAACATCTTAGCGGTATAGGCGCTTAGCTTGTTGGTATCTTTGATAAACCCAGAAAATAAGTTTGAGTAGACCGCACCGTAGTTAGTAGCCTCACCCACACCCATGTTCATAGCGTTGGCGTTATCGTTAACCCATTTTAAGAAAGATTGCGAACTCTCGCCCATCTGGCGCTTGATTTGGTTCATAGCCGCTGACACTTCAAGAGCAGTCTGCGTTGAATACATCCCAACATCAAGTAATTTCTTACCAAGGATTGCAAAACCAGCGAACTTAGCTAGCTTACCAAACGCACTACCGATAGAGTTCGACTGTTCACGAACTTTGGCAGTGGCATTCTTCACTTGGTCAGATGTTCCTTTGACCTGATTCTCGACTTCTTTCATCTTCTTCCTGAAAGGCGCTATCTCAGCGTCAATCATGACTTTCAATTCATCAAGAGTTGCCATTTACTTCCTCCTTCCTTTTTCGATTATGTCTCTCTGCAAATTCACGCATCCGTTCCTTATGCAACAAAAGTGCTTGTTTCTGTCGTTCCAGTTCTACCGCTTGTTGTTCTTCTACAAATAACTCAGGCGCATACTCCCAGAACTCAACAATCTTAGCGTCATTGGACAGTAATAAGGAAACATGATTAGTTATCATTCGCGAAAGTATGTACGAGTCAATAATCTTTTCTTTACGCTCTTGGATTTTGACACGGTTGTAGCTTTCTATCATTTCCCTGATTTCAAGCACCGTCAAATCCCAAAAATCAAGAGGCTTGCCCCCGATGTCCAAAAACATAGGATAAAGCCTCTCAATAATCTGAGTTACCGTTAAGATTACTTGTCTACTGTCATTTTCTTCTTGGAAGTTTTCTTGTCCTTGCTTCCTCGTGGAGTAAAACCCGATACTTCAAAGAGTGGCATTAAAACCTCTGTCATGAATGTTGTTTGGTCTCCACCGTTATCCACGTATTCATCGTATAGGTCGTAGACATCTTCAAAGGAATACCCATGTTCATACTGCTGCAAGGCTCCATGAACTAACAACAGCATAACTTTCAAAGGCGGTAAAGTGAACTCTTCGCCAGCTTCAGGCATGAAAATCTTTAACAAGTTCATGCCGATTTTTTCTTCCACAGTTGCAGCTTGATGAGATGTCAAACGTAGCTTCAACTCTTTTTCGTCAGTAACTTTCCAAGTTGTGTATTTTAATGCCATTTAATTAACCTCCAATTCCATCAACGAATGTCAATTCAGACTGCAATGCAATCTTAAGGGTGAACTCGATAACGGCATTGACACCGCCACCGCCCAATTTAACGGACACTTGACCTTCAAATGTGACCTTAGTACCGTCTGGATAAGCTTGTTCGAAGTAGAGTTTTTCCTTGTCGTCTGCTGCCTTACGCAATACACGGTAAGGAGCAGTTGCGCTATCGTTTTTGTAAGAGAATTTATATTCCAATTCCCCTGCGTCTCCAATACCGAACTCATACTTCTTAACTTTATCTTCAAGAGTAGTGTTCTCTACTTTTTCAGGCTCAATACCAAACTCTGGTACTTCTTTCAACCCAACAAGCTTAGTATAGCTACCTTTTGTTTTGCTATAAGAAAGCGTAATTCCATTTGCTAACATGTTTAATTCTCCATTCTAAATTGAAAAACAAGCTCTGAGTCTAAGTCAACGACACCTTCAAAACGCATGACCTTATGTCTCAAATGAGACGGGTCTGGCACGTCTTGGCAGTCGGTTCTTCGCAAACCTAAAGACTCAAAAATCTGATTGATTTTAACAGCTAACTCACTAGTGCTGGTATCATCAAAGATATCCACCTTATAGCGGATAGATGATTTTTGTTCCTGGTCATCAAACCAATCACCCGGCTTGTTCTGTTCTTCTAAAAAAATAACGACTGGGAAATTCTCCCAATCGCTAGGATAAGTATCGGTCACATTATCTGCAACCTTTTGCAATTCTTTATAAATAACAGGCTTGATATTAATCATTTTATTTGTTCTCTTATCTTTCTACGGACATAATTCGAAATATTCTTAGACACACGCTCTTGATTGTCTCTCAAAGCTGGATAAAGATAAGGCTGGGCAGGTTGACCATACATCTTGTAGAACTCCCCAATTTTTTGAAAATGGTAAGGTCCTACATTGATTTGGTCTTCATGCACATACTACGGACTAGACTTATAAGTGACGCTGACCTCTGGAGAGATACCCGAATGGCTAGCTTGTCCTATTGGCCCTGTCCCAAACTCAACGTAAGGAGCGTATTTAAGATTGGTGTAAACCTCGCCTATAGCCTTATCTCCGTCCATTTTTGCCCTAGTTTTGATACTAGTTATAAGCTCTCCATCTCTCGCTGGTGCGAGTCTTCTTGCATCTGCTTGGACAACCTTTATAGTAGCATTGCGTACCGCACGTAAGACGATATCCTCGCCAGTTTTTTTACTAGCCAATCGTCTACATTTAGCTATAAGCCTATCTGCCCCTAGTAGCCCTGACACGCTCTAACTCCAAAACTTGATGATGTGTGTAGACCTTTTTAGAAATAACCCTGTGAGTCACTTCTGTCTGGCTATCGATACACACACCATCTTTCACTTTGATAGTAGCTGACTTGTTGGCATTTGCGTTCAAAATATCATTGACACGCTCGCCATACAATTCAGATTGTAACTTGCTACTAGCTGGCCACAATTCAAGGCGGACTGTCTCAGCTTCCTTGGCATACCCTTCTTTCGCGACACCTTCCTCAGTGACAGTCTTTTCAAACCGTCGCATTGGATAAGGTTTCAGTCTACTCTGCTTCAAAAACATGACCTGCCACCCTTGCTAGCCTGTGCATGCGTATTCGCTGTAGAAGACCCGTAGACAGGCCATTTTCTCCGTAGACTACTGCTATACCACCTTCGGTTCTAGAACGCTCTCCTTCCGCTCCTGAGCGGTTGTGGAGCTCGATAGCAACCTCAGGTATTAAAAGACTTAAAGCAGGTGTCAAAGATGTGCGATTAGTCTCTGACAAGATAAGATTTGTAGCCCTTGTTTGGAGCAACATGAGAAGCTGAGTATCTTCTTCGCCTGTTAATTTCTTCAGCAACTCTATAGACATATCAATCCTCTTCTAAGAACTCAGGTTCAGGGAGGATTTTCTCAAGAACATCTGAGATAGCGACACCGTTGCTGGCAATATTGTCAGCCAGCTCAGCATAGCGCTCCTCAGTAATCTCAAGTTCCTCTCCTGCCAGTCGTTTCACATTTGATTCCCAATCATAGAAATCTTGTTTGATTTTAAATTTCATAACTAAGACCTATTTCTTACCAGTTTTTTCTTTCCAGTTAGCTGAGTCAGAGCCTGGTGCATTGGTTGAGCTAGTGATGTCTTTGATAGCAACATAGACTTTATCTTCATGCGTTACTGTATCACCTTCTTTATAGGCTGTTCCAGTCTTCCACGCTTTAGCACGGTTTACTGTTTTGCCTTGAGCTGATTTTTTAGCAGCAGGCTTAGAGTCTGCAATTGTGATGATGTACTTTTGGAAGTGTTCAAGCACATAAGCTCCAGTGTAGAGCAATTGTTCTACCAATTCACCAAAACGACCAGGTACGTTGTCATTGTACTTGGTATTGTCAATTTGAATTGGTGATGTAACGACACCAGGGGCACTAGCAAGGGCATTTACATTTGGCAAGAATTTAGATGGTACTTTGTAGACTGTGTAGTCATCCAATTCACCAACATATCCTTTTCCAAGGACTTTCTTATCTGCGTCACCTTGTGGTAAATGAACGATTTCAGATTTGATCGCTTTGTAGAAGCTTGGAGTGACAAAGAGCAAACGTTCTTTAGTGATTCCGAGTTCATCCAATTTTTCAGAAACGTCAAGAACTGCATTGTAAGCGTTGTTTGCGCCTTTTTCTTTGCCCATAACAACATTTTCGCTTACATTACCAAGTGCTGCATCGAAACGAAGTTTGTCAAGATATGGAGCGACTACTTCGGCAGTCTGACGAGCAAGCACGTAATCAATGTTTACTTGACCGTTTGAGTCTCGTTCGTCCAACTGGTCAACGAAACGACCCCAGTATTTTTCTTCTTCAAGGGTGTAGATTTTTTCTTCAACTTCAACGTGGTCAAATTCGTTATCTTTGTTACGTTTGTAGTCTTTTAGCTCTGTTGTGTTACCAGTTGCTACTGTAAAAGAGCGACCTTGCAAGGTTACTGCATCGCTTGATGTTACAAGTGGTGTTGAATATGAATTTACCGCAAGCACATCCTCAATAATCCCAAGATGTTTCTTGCGTGATTCTGCTGTGTTTAATTCTTCAAATGCCATTTATTTTTCCTCTTTTCTTTTATTACAAGAAGTCTTTACGCCATTTTTCCGTGACTTCTTGCTGGACTGTTTGTGCATTTTTGATAGGTGCACTACCTTTCATACGTTCAGAAACTCCCTTCTGAACTGACTCTTCCCATGCTTTTTGGATAGAGGTAATAGATTCAGATACCGTCTCTGCGCTTGTCAAATCAACTACATTTACTAACTCAACAGGTAAGTCACGTTCACTTAGCATTGCTTTAGCTTCTGCGGTCAATTCCTTGCGAGCAATAGCTTTTTCACGGTCAGCTAGTTCTTGCTCACGCTGATCCAACTGATATTTCTGTTTCTCGTCAGCGTTCATCTTGGCAAGTTTCTTGGCTTCTTGCTCAGCTTCCCATTTAGAGCGTTCGGCAGATAGCATCTTACCGATTTCAGCACGAGTGAAAGTTCGTTCGTGCTTTTCTTCCTGCACTGAATCAACATTTCCTTGAGTGTCGACAGTCTCAGTTGATTCAGTAGATACAGTTGCATTGATTTCTTCTGACATAATTGTCCTCCAGCGATTACGTCGCCACTCGATAATCTCGCTTTACGTCCGGCGACGGAACAGTACAGCTTTTAATGTCATCGGCACAGTTTGGACAATATAAAAACCGTACGGGATTCCATACGGTTAGAGCATAAGAAAACCGCCTCGATTTCGATGCGGTTAATTTTTATAGTTTAATTTCTTCAATTTTTGCACGTTGTTCTGGAATTCTTAAATAATTCCACATGGTTGAACGCTGACCTTTTAACAAATCAATCGGACATTTAGATTCAAACTCTAGTTGCCCTTTTTCGTATTTCCCAATCATCATATCTAACTTCTGGAATCGTTCTTTCAATTCGTAGTATTCTTTTTTAAATCTTTCTTTCCATTCTTCCATTTTTCTGTTCCTTTCTTTACACCTTTAATTATTCCGCTGATTACGGCCATAATAATAAATATTAACAACAAAAATACCAACCACCCAAAGGCGATTGATACCCAATCCCATATAAACATGTCTTTACTCCTCTACTTTTTCGTATGTTTCTTTAAAGATGTCAGGTTTGCATGGATAAAATTCACCTTGCACACCTTTGATAATGTAGTCACCTTCTGTTGCAACCATCAATCCTTCAAGCGTTTCGATTTTTAAAAGAGGATTTTTTAAGTCTGCGTAATCAATCCGTACTGGATCTAATCCAAAATCGCATAGCTCATCTATAGATTCTTCTGTATCTAAAAACTGCACGGCTTCAACTACTACTGGCTTTTTACGATATTTCATTTCTCGCTCCTTTCTAAACATAAGAAAAGCACTTAGATTTCTCGGCTCTATAATATTTGTAGTGGGTAAATCCACTATAGATATTATGGAGCCTATTTTTGTGTAGAAAAAAAGTCCCATATGACCTATAATGAAAAGCGACAAAACCATCATTAGAAAGATTCATATGGAACAATTACATTTTATCACAAAACTGCTCGATATTAAAGACCCAAACATCAAGATTCTAGATATCATCAATATGGATACCCACAAAGAAATTATCGCTAAGCTGGATTATGAGGCTCCATCTTGCCCTGATTGTGGAAGTCTAATGAAGAAATATGACTTTCAAAAACCGTCTAAGATCCCTTACCTCGAAACAACTGGTATGCCTTCTAGAATTCTCCTTAGAAAACGCCGTTTCAAGTGCTATCACTGTTCAAAAATGATGGTTGCTGAGACTCCCCTGGTAAAGAAAAATCACCAAATCCCTCGTATCATCAACCAAAAAATTGCTCAAAAGTTAATTGAAAAAATTTCTATGACTGATATTGCCCATCAGCTGGCCATTTCAACTTCAACTGTCATTCGCAAGCTCAATGACTTTCACTTTGAGCATGATTTTTCTCGGCTTCCAAAGATTATGTCTTGGGATGAGTATGCCTTCACTAAGGGAAAGATGAGTTTCATTGCGCAAGATTTTGATAATCTTAATATTATCACTGTTCTTGAAGGCAGAACACAAGCTGTCATCCGAAATCACTTTCTTCGCTACGATAGAGCCGTTCGTTGTCAAGTGAAAATCATTACGATGGATATGTTTAGTCCTTACTATGACTTGGCTAAACAGCTTTTTCCGTGTGCTAAAATCGTTCTAGATCGTTTCCATATTATCCAACATCTCAGCCGTGCCATGAGTCGTTTTCGTGTTCAAATTATGAATCAGTTTGAACGAAAATCTCATGAATACAAGGCTATCAAACGTTACTGGAAACTCATCCAACAGGATAGTCGTAAATTGAGCGATAAACGTTTTTATCGCCCTACTTTTCGCATGCACTTAACAAATAAAGAAATTCTTGACAAGATTTTAAGCTATTCAGAAGACTTGAAACACCACTATCAGATCTATCAACTCTTACTTTTTCACTTTCAGAATAAGGAACCGGAGAAATTTTTCGGACTCATTGAGGACAATCTTAAGCAGGTTCATCCTCTTTTTCAGACTGTCTTTAAAACCTTTCTAAAGGACAAAGAGAAAATCGTCAACGCCCTTCAACTACACTATTCTAACGCCAAATTGGAAGCGACCAATAATCTCATCAAACTTATCAAGCGCAATGCCTTTGGTTTTCGGAACTTTGAAAACTTCAAAAAACGGATTTTTATCGCCCTGAATATCAAAAAAGAAAGAACGAAATTTGTCCTTTCTCGAGCTTAGCTTTTTTTCAACCCACTACAGTTGACAAAGAGCCGATTTCTCTAGGTGCTTAAGTAATAAATTGCATTTTTATATTTTTTAACACGCTCGTAGTCTGTATTGGTAACAGATTTCAAACGTGATAAATCTGAGTTATGTTTCAAATCTGCAAGTTTTACAACTCTTGCTAAATTATTTGATTTTACTTTCCCAAGATATTCTTGATAACTTTGACCTTTTTTCTTTGTCAAAATTTGTACCGCTGTAACAACTTCATTTGACAAGCCAGACGCGAATAAATCGGCAGCAGTTATATCGCTATCCTCAATCACATCATGTAAAAGAGCGACAGCTTTTTCTTGTTCAGTGTTGACTTGACTGGCCACATAGAGAGAATGCTGTATGTAATCAACACCCGCTTTATCTACCTGCCCTGCATGTGCTTTTTTAGCGATAGCCAAGGCAATATCAATCATGCCGCTACCATCCTGTCAATATAAGTAAATGCATCATTTTCTGAAATTTCTTCAAAATCCGTAAAGTCATTAAAAAAGATTTTATTAAACCAATCCATGCTATTAACCCACTTTTTTTCAATGTCAAAAACTTGCATGACACCATCAATCAAACGAAGTACTTGAGCATTGTTCGTCGTTGTGCGGTAGTATTTAATATCTTTCATATCACTTCACCCTCTCTATATTTTTAGGAATCTCAAGCCCATTGCTTAAATCAAGCATTTCCTTAAATAATTTCATGCGTTCTAGATCAGATGTATTCGTATCACGATACTTCTCATAGAGTTCATGTAATGAACCATTTTTTAAGTCGAAACTTTCCTGAGTATGATACTGCATTTCAAAGTTGATACCATCTTTTTCAACGACTGTATTCACACCTTTGTATGGTCCATCTACTGGCCAAGTGTTTTTTACTTTTACAATTTTATAACCTTCTGCGATAAGCTTCTGTTTCATCTTCAAATACTCTTCTGTAAAAGTATCGGAATCGAAAATAGTTGTGTACCTTAAGGCGTCATTGATCTTACTCACGGCTTTTGACAAACTTATATTTTCAACTAGGCTATCTACAATAATTTTACGTGATAATGACTCAACTGTTTTCTTCCTAAATTCAAGACCTGCCAATTTGTTTTCTCCTGCGATACGTTGCATATCACTTGTAATTTTTGGCTCAACTCCTGAAATTTTGGACAATAGTTGTTCGCTATAAAATTTCGCCTTGGCTTCTCTTGTATCTTGATTATACACCTTTTCCCCGTCTTTCGCAACATACTTGCTATACCACTCTTTATAAGTCATATCAGCAGGTACTAGCTCGGTCTTCCCTGTCTCTGGATTCCTTGCTCTGCGCTTCAACTTGCTGTAATCTGCGTCCTCATCGTATCCGACAGTAGTAGACCTACACCAAGGGTGCATAGGCGGACAATTGACGCCAGGGACAGCCTTGTCCCTATCATAGACCTGATTGTCATGCTCCTGACAAATCCGTGATGTACGCTTGTCTAAGACGGCCGCAAAGATATACTTTTCTATGTCTGCTTCTTCATAGCTGAGTAGTTCCATTTGGTTATGAAAAAAGGCTGATTCTGTCCGAACCAAACGTCTTGCATCGTTCTGACCTACATTGAACCTCTCAGCAATTGCTTGTGCAGTTTCTCGTGTATCTCGGCCTGTCATGAGGCTCATAAGTAGTTCATCTTTTATGCTAGAAGTAAGCTTCCCCGTATTCTTCCAGATGTCTGTAGAGTAGGTACTTCCGTCACCTACCCAACTGAAAGACTGTAGATGTTTAATCTCGCTCTCAGGAAGCCCAGAAAAGCCGTATGCTAGTCCTGTCTGCTGCTGCAGGTCAAAGGTAGCCTTGTAGTAACTATCCTTCATCAAGTCGCTATAAAAGGCGTCTGAGCCTGTCTTCTCTGAATGATAGATAGATTCACGCATACGGTCTAAATCGTCGCTCAAACGCTCTAGGCGCTTCATACGGAAAGAATAAGCTGGGCTGTCTAAGTCAGCTAGTAATCTTTGGATGTTCGGGTCATTCGGTCTCGCTTCAAGTACTTTACGAAGTTCATTCAGATTTTTCTTGTCTTTCATGTTCTTCAATACTTGTCTAGCTTCTACCTGACTTAGACCATAATCACGTTGGAACTTATCAAAAATCTTATTGACTTCCTTATCCAAGTAAGTCTTGGCTTCCTGATAGACCTTATCGAACTGGTCTGCCTGCTTTTCGGCCTTGTCCATCTGCTGGTAAATCAGATTGGCTTTCCTCTTCGCCCAATACTCCTGATTCTTCATCCTCTACCTCGTCTTCGGGTTTCGTGTTGTCTTGGTTAAACATCGGCATGTCTTCCATGTTCTTCTTTTTTTCTTCTTCCAAGGCTTCCAGTTCAGCGTCAGGGTCTTCCACAAACGGCAAGAGAGAAATAAGCTGCCTATTGGTCACTTTACCTTCCAAATTGTTCACAATCTGAGAGATTTCCAGCAAGTTTTTAGGCAAACCACGACTGAATTGTGGAACGATTGAATGAGACTCTAAAGCAATCTGCTTCATGCCTAAGTAATGAGCAAAAATCGCAATACGCTGACGCAATCCTCGCTTATAGTTCGCTTCCTTGGTCTTAGTAATCATCTCAAGGCCCATCAGCTTAAATTCCATGGCTACGCCTGATGTATTCCCTGCGAAATTCTCATCAGTCAAATTAGGCACATGGCTAAATGTGTAGATGTCCTCTTTAAGAGCTGTACGCAAGATTTCAGTAGCACTTTCGTCCAGCGTATTCTTCAAGAACTCAGCCCTTGCACTATCGCCCGGCAATTCCAAAAGACCTTCTTCAGAAAGAATCTTCATTGCTACCTTAGCGTCTTCTGGAGTGTCTGCTAACTGCGTGCCATACAAGACAAGGATAGACTCTACAGCCTGTTCCTTATCATTGACACGATTCCCCATCAAGGAATTATAAGCGTCTATCAAGCTAATTTGTTGCTTATAGTCACCAATTGCAAAGTGATTGTTGCGATATTCGATAATTGGGATTTGACCAAGGTTGTGAGGTGTTGCCTCCTCGCTCTGAGTTGTTCCTGAATCTGTACTTCTCAGCACCATGTGATAGTGCAGATTTTCGGTAAAGACCTCAGCCTGGTACTTGGTAGTGTCTTTCGTATCGTCCTTTACTTCATAGTAATAGACCGCAAACAAAGGCTTCCGCTCAATACTATCATCGTAGACCATGAAGGTATTCTCTGGGTCAATACTAGTTGAGTCCAACTCAGTCAATCCCTCTTTAGCATAGATGTACTCGTAAGCACGACCATAGATGGCCATGTTCAAAGCATTCTGAGCATCTACTTGGTCAATCTCAGCGCCATCAAAGGCTGTAAGTAGTTCATCGATATCACCTTCAGCAGTGTTATTGTACTTGATAGGATTGCCCATAAAATAGCCCGTAGCCGTGTCTGCGATATCCTTGGCATGATTGGCTACCGTCTTGTAATTAGGTGCGTTCACGTTGCGTCTCGTGTGTTCTAAGATAGCATGCTCACCCAAATAGTAGCTTTTAAGCTTCTTCAAATGTGAGCTTTCAGTGTTATGCATCGTTATCAATTTGTAAATCAGGTCTTTCTTCAAAGAACCCTCATCATATCCATCCCGTGGATAGGTTAAATATTGGTACATGTCTTTCCTCTCTATAGACCATAATCAGAACGTCTGCGGACGGTTGCTTTTCCACCTTCGATACATTGAAGGCTGTAACGCAAAGCGTCCATCAAGTGGTTGTTTTTATCCTCTGGTTTATTCAACCAGTTGCCTTCTTTATCTCGCTGGTAGCAGTAACTATAAAATTCATCCATGATGTTTTTACAATCTGGATGCACATAAATAGCGTATCCTTGCAATTTGGATACGCCTGCCATAATACTATCCTTACCTTTCCGACTCTCTTTTATTCTAGATATGCCATGTTCTGACCTGAGCTCTTCAATCAGCCGTGACTCTGCGCTATCAGCAATGATTTGTGAGCGATGATAACCTTTGTCTTTTATCATCTTCGCAACTTCTTTGGTTATCAATCCGACTTTATACGCCTCATCAAAGACATAAATCTCTTTCGTCGTGTCATTTATCAACGAACAACACAAAGCAGTTGGATCATGAGTAAAACCAAAGTCAAGACCGATACATAATTTATTAGCTGAATCTTGTAGTAATTCATCTTTATTGAAATCCTTGACAGTCACGTTTTCGTAGATTAAACCTTCAGCAACTCCCCATTCGCCATCACAAACGATTCTAGCACGTCTGGGGTTCGTATGATACAAATCCTCATAGCGTTTGATATCGACTTCATCAAGCCACTCATTGCATTTGTAAGTGGTTGTAGTAGCGAATGTGTCAGCCCGTCTCGTCTCTTCATCGAAGAATACACGCTTGAGCCAATGCCTCTCATTCCACGGGTTAAATGTGACTGTGATTTGTTTAAAGAAATCAGGTACATCTAAGCTACCACGGATAGACTCAACAACCGTGCTGAACTTGTCTTCAGTCTCAATTTGATATGCTTCCTCGAACCATGCCCAACAAAGACTGCCGACATCGACCGTGATAGATGTGATTTTGAGTTCATCATCCAAACCACGGAATAGGATTTTTTGACCAGTCGCTTTTATGGTTATTTCAGGCAAAGACTCATTGAATTTGAATTTATGAGCGACCTTTAACTGATTAGCAGCCCACTTAAAATCCGTATAAGTCGATTGCTTGTTCGTATTCGAATATCTACGAATGACAAGCAAGTTAGCCCAAGTATATTTCAAAAGACGGATAACATAATTCAAAGCGGTTGTCTTGGACTTCTTCGAACCACGGGACCCTTTTACAACACGATAAAGATTTCTTGAGCGCCAGAACTGTCCGTACCCAGCTCCTACTGTCTTAGGTAAGTCAACGACAATATCGTTTTGCTTAATCTGGTATGTCTGACTCATTTGCAAACACCACCGTTCCAGAAACGTCTGCCTCTACTTTGTCTGTCCAAAGCCTATGACGTTTTCCTAATAGTTCGGCTGCCTTGATTCTGTCTTTTGCTCCAACATCAATATCCGTAATCGTTTGACCCAATTCTCCGATGCTTATCAAAGTCTGTTCTTGCGTCTCTCCTCGCATTACCGAGGTTAGATAACTAAGGACTTCTTGCTGGTCTGCGATTTTTTCAGAATCAAGCTGTTTCAACCGTTCATCTATATAACTTTTAATCTTAGGATTCTTTAGTAACTTATGTCCTTCAACGCCTGCCACTCTATCACTAGAAACACGATAACCTGCTTTCTTATAGGCTTCCGTCGCATTACCTGAGATGATGTACTCATCTGCAAATCTCTTTTGTTTTATTCTCAATCCACTCAATTTTCCATCACCACCCTTCGAATAATCAAAAAAAGCCACACGATGTGCGACCTTCTTGCAAGGCGACTACTACCTTGCGTGCGTATTAAATTTTGACTTCTTTTTTATTTTTTGTAGTCTTTAAAACCTCTGAGGGAATCAAACCCTCTAGCTTATAACTTATCCGGAATATAATTAGCTACGCAATCATGCGAGGTCCAGTCGCTTCCGCAACCATTTTTAAGTTAATGAGTGATAGGAGTTAATGAGTGATATGTGAATCCCCACCCAGAAGATTTAACTCATTCTGGGACACAAACACTCAAAGGAGAGGGGAGGACTTGAACCTCCAAGGCCATTACAGCCCCCTGACATTACAGGTAACCATCTACCAATTCTGAGACCTCTCTTTTCAATTCTTGATACTACCATTTTATCAGAATTACAAAACTGTGCTAACAAGTATCATTTTTTCCCGTACGGTTTTGTAAAGTTCAATTTAGTTCCATTCTCTCCAAAACCTCATTCAGTTCAGAGATAGCCATATTCCGCCAAGTGTAGAAAGTTGTTCTGCTGATTTCCATTTTGTCACAAATATCATCAACATACATCTTAGTAATGTAAGTCACCCTGAGAATAGACCTGCTCTTTGGATTTTTCAGCTTGTTAATCAACCTACCAAGCTCAAGCTTTCTGTTGATAACCTCTTTAGTATCCTGTTCTATGGCCTCTTTCATCACGACAAGCTGAGTATAGACATCATCAACTTTTCTAGCTTGACCACCTTGGACTTTGACGTCAATCCACTTGGGGCTTGAGAGCAAACCTGCCTCAAGCTCGTTAATTTCATCTATACGGCTTTGAATGTCCATGTCCAGATTCTGCAACTCTTTCAATAGTTCTTTAGCCTTGTTCACTCTCTGTCTCCTTTGTGATATAATAATATTATTGAGATTATTGCTGAGACAGAGAGTGTCTTGGCTTTTTTGTTTTACCAAGTAATGTGAATTTTCTTGTTAGAAACGAAATCTTGTCCAGTGAAAATATTTTTAGATAGATAAAGCTTATATTTGACAGTAAAGCCAGCTCCTAATAATTCTCTTAACGCTTCCAACGTTCTTTCATCTCCTAATCGATTCCTGAGATATTCGTCTCTAACTGACCAAACATTGATTAAATAACCTGTATAACCTTTTTGAGCAGAAGTTTTTAGTTTTTGTTCTAGGTTATATTTCTCAAAATATCGCTCGAACCATTTTGCGTGGCTTTCTGAGCTTAATTGCTGCATTTCATCAAATAATGTCATTTTAACCTCAATCCTTTATTTTATAATCTTGAAATTCCATAGTATTCATAACCACAATATTCAGAGCAGAAACCGTACGTATTAAAATATCTGTCGAATAAACCAGCTTCGCTATCGCAGACAGGACAATGCGTCCTGTGGTATCTTTCTTCTTTGTTCAGACCGTTCAAAATTTTCTTTTTGCGTTGACGTTTATTCATGAGTTACCTCCAAAAGTTCAGGGTTTTCGTAGACATTGTCGATGATTTCCTCGTCTTCCATCACTCCACCTTCTCAATCTCAATCCCTGAACAATCAAACACCCAGCCGAAGTTTGCGTCTTCTAGTTCTTTACGAGTGTGGGAATATATAACATCATCTAAACTAAAGCTTTTTGTAAAGAAATACCTTTTCAAAAATTCTCCATAAACCAACATATTTTCTTTAATATTCCCTTTAATCTTAACAAAATACCGCTTCTCTTTTTCGACCTCGTAGCCGAAAATCCAAGCAAGACAGAATTTTTCGATGTTATTTTCGTAAAACCAATCAGGAACTTTCTTATCATAATGATCTTCAATTACTCTCATTGCACCGTAAACATGAAAATTGTTTTTCTTTTTAAATTCTATATATTCCGCCACACACTGCGGTACTTTGACTGGTTGCGGTTCGCCTAGTTGTTCAAAGATTTCTTTTACATCCTTCCACCAAACTACATAACCTTGAAAATTCCCAGTTATTGTTCTTCGTTCCTCTAATTTTTTAATCAATTCCTGCTTATTCATCTTAGTTTCCTCTATAAATCAAATAAACTGCAATAACTACCTGAGCCATGCTTGGCGAATAACCAACCCAATCATCAAACTCCTTAGATTTTGGCAACCAATCCTTAGTAGCTCCCAAATCATAGTCTGTAGGCTTTTCATCAGCGAAGATGCATTCCATCGCTCCCATAAACGTCATACCATCTTCTGCCATTTCCCAAAAATAGTCCGCCCGGTCTTTCACCGCTTGTGGTAAATCTTGCTTGGGAGGTTGCGGCTTCCCGTCTTCTACCGTCCAGTTGTATACTTCATTAACTTTTTGCTTTAACTCTTCCATCATCTTCCAACTCCTCCGCTTTCCGTCTTAATTCTCATTATCTTCCTCCTCAATTTTAATAACGGCCCTACCGTTTGGGTGTCGTCTTTGGTGTGATGTGTAAGTGTAATACTTTAACATCCTTTCAGTAATTCCTGTCTCGCTACTGATCTGCGCTAATGTTCCAAGCGTAACAAACACATCACCTTGATATAATGCGTAGTCAGCAATCTGCTCCTCATTTCTTCAAATACTCAGGGATTTCATGACCTCAATCTCAACCTCTATCCGTGGATTTAGACTGTAGAACTTGCCTACATCATGTAGCGCTATCTGACCGTCGTCCTGGAAGACGATCCCTGACATGCTATCATATAGCGCTTTTTCGTAGTTATCTATGTCAGGCTTTTTGCCTACTGGTATAATTTCATCCAGGAGGGCCTGTTGGTTCTTCTTGACTTTAGAAATGTACTGAGGAGGTTTGATATAAAATCTAAGCCGTGCCCTCAAAGCTCCCTCAAGGATAGGCTGACCCATGTACTGATTAGCAATGAGCAGCTGGCAATGATTGCGCCATGTTTTCATATCCTTGTCTTCGTAAGTTGTGGTAAAACTCCCACGTCTTGCAAACCTTGGCCGTGATTGAGGTTTAGGCTCAATGTTCAGGGTCAATTTCATTCAAGAGCCCCCTTAAATCCTGCCATCTCAAAGAGATTTTCTCTGTTTTCGTTTACGAACTCAAAGAATTTTTTAACCTCTTGTAGCGTCTTGATGTTGCTCTTGACTCGTGTTAATGAGGTGAAAAATACATCATTTTTGGGAATTGCCTTAACTTTGCACTTGTAGACCGGTTCAAAAAGGTCACCATTGTCATCCAGTGTAGGAGCCGTGTCTTTGTTATCAAAGCTAATGCTCATATCATAGTTTAGAGTCGTAACGACCTCTATTTTTTGTTTCTCAATGATGATAGCAATACGTTCTGTCACATTGATTTTACTTGCCATGTTCTTTCTCCTGTTAAAAAAGTGTCGTTTGCAAAGGGTACACATCTTCAAACGGTACTCCAAGTCTTAGACAGTCTTGTTTGATGTCCATTGTAGAAATCACATACTTGACGCCATTGTTTTTCTTGTCGTAATGTGGAAAAGTGTACCCGTCATTTTCAATTTTGATCTTGATGTCCGTTTTGGTTTCAGGTTTCCAATCCACCCAATCCGTCCACTCCATCTCATACCTCATCAAATAAACTTAATTGAGCGTTGTGGTTTTTTATCCGCTCCTCTGCTATACCAAAATAATATTCATCTATTTCAGTTCCTATAAAATGCCTATCCGTTTCTAACGCTGCTAATGCTGTCGTACCGCTTCCCATGAAACCATCAAAAACAGTATCCCCAACATCAGAATGTTTAACAATACATCGTTTTATCAATTCAATAGGTTTTTGATTTTGATGGAGTAGTTTATCTGAACTTACTCTCTTGAAATCCCAAACATCTGTCAGTCGCTCACCGTTGAATTTCTTCCGTCCTTTGTTTGCCAATATAATCATCTCGTACTGTTTTCCAAACTGCGCCTCTAAATCGCCAGCGGTATGATTATTTTTTCGCCATATAATAATATTTTTTACTGAAAAATACTTTTCAATTTCTTTTTTAAAAAAATCAACCTTGTCAAATGAACAGAATATATAAATAGCCGTATCATCTTTTAAAATTCGATAACACTCTTTTATATACTCTTTTATCAATTCAGGATTGTTATCATTTTTGATAACATTTGAAAATTTATGCTTTTCTTTCCGCCAATTTGTTTTATAATTTATCAAATAAGGCGGGTCTGTTACGATTAAATCAATTTTATTATCAGGAATTGTTTCCATAAATTCCAAGACATCTTTTTTTATAATCTTATCTATTTCCACTAACTGTCCCTCCTAAAACGGCAAACCGTCATTTGGGAGGTCAAAGGGGTTAGGATCGGTAAAAGGTGAGCTATTCCCATTTTGGAAACTGTTGCCTTGTCCGTGCTGACTGTTGCGACTCTCTAGCAGAGCTACACTCTCAGCGATTACTTCAGTCACATATCGACGCTGACCGTCTTTCTCGTAAGACCTAACTTGTAAGCGCCCAATGATCCCAATAAGTGAGCCCTTGCTGCAATACTGAGCAATGATGTCAGCTGTACCTCTCCAAGCTTGAAAATTGATAAAATCAGCCTCACGCTCTCCATTTTCGTTTTTGAAATTGCGATTGACTGCAAGCGTGCCCTGTAAACTAGATACATTATTAGGCGTTTTTCGTAGATCAGGAGGCGCTACAAGCCTCCCAACCAGTGTGACGTTATTGATCATCTGATTTGTCCCCCTCTAGTGCTACGCTCTCCCAAGAGATACCCTAAAAACATCCATAGGATAGCCATCCCAATCTCTTTGATAAAATCATTCATTATTTCTCTCCTTTGCATTCATAACATACATTTTGACCTACATCTTTTCCCTTGATTATTGATAAGCTACCACATTTCTCACAGCTGATTATAAAACCTAAACCATTTGAATTAATACTGCTTATATTGTTCTCTGAGGGAACTTTGTAAATAATCAATGCTGATGTATGCCAATATTCAGCACTGACTCCACTGTCAGCGACAGCAGACACATTTGATTGAAATTTGATGTCAATCAACTTAATGCCTGGATTTTCGGCAAGCCAGCTATTTATTTGGTCGTCAATCACCTCATGATGTGGATAATCACATGAAAAAAATACGGTTTTAATCATATTCCCCTCCTGGATTGTGCCACCAGATCATCAGGTCTTCCTGATTATCTCTGATGTACTGCTCAAATTTTTCAAAGTGGACGATAGCATGTTTTAAGCGTTGCATACCCTCTCCAGATTTTGAGCAAAAGCTGAAAACTTTAAAGACAGGCTCAATCATGTCAATAATTTCTACGACTTGGCCATTGAGGTTCCAGACGCTATCCTCTCCCACATTGAAATCAAGGATAAACTCATCCCCTAGGTTGTGGATAACCTGCAATTTCTTGCCGTCCGAGTAGATGGCTACGCTGTCAGATATTTTTCTGATGTCCATGGTTACCCTCCCCATTGACTCTGGAGAAATATCCCAAGATTTTTCTATCTCCAATTTCCTTTTTTCGCCATACAGAGTCGCTAATAGGTCCTCTATTTTTCCTATTAACTCATCAGGCACCCCATATTCAGCCAATTCTTCTGAAATTTTTTCAATTTCTGTCATACTTACCACCCACATTGTTCATTTAGCTCAGCCTGAGTTAATGGATCGATACGTTGATAACCGCTGACTTGATAGTTCTTTTTAAAATCAAATCCGAGTTTACTTAGACCAGCCTTGAAACAGTCTTTTTCGGCTGTGTCTACAAAATACACCTCTAAAGTCATTTTTTGGGCATATCGTTTTAGGTCATTTTCAGCCCCTCTAAGAGCGTTAGGCTCATTTTGGAGGATTTGTCCACCGTCCAAGATTTTGCCCGTTTCTGGGTCAAAATTTGGGGTTTCCGTTGATTTTGGAGCCTGTTCTTGCTGTTTGGTTTGTTGGGCTGCTAAAAGTTCCTGACTTTCTCGCTCTGCTCGTTCTTGAGCCTGTCTGATTTCTTCCTTTTGCTTTTCAAACTCATAATCAGCTTTGATTTGTTCAAAGACTTCAGCAAGAGTCAAGTCTTTCAGCTGTCTAATGTAAGGTGAGTCAGTCATGCCATACTCAGCACATAACCCTGAAATAGCTGACTTAGCCTTTTCAAATTCTTGCTGTTTCTGAAACTCAAATGTGACCATGTCATCAAGTGACTTCATAGTGGCTTTTTTAAGCGTCACGCCATCTGCCATGAAATCGCCAGCCTTGACATACTCAAGGGCCTTTTCATCAAAGAGACGAGGATCCAGCATGTACTCAGCCGATTTGTTGGCTAGGTAACTCTTAACCGTATCTATTTTTAGTTGTCTTTGATGTTCTTCGATTTCCTTGATACCTTTGTCAAATTCACTAACTACGGTTGCAAATGGGTCAATAATTGACTTAGCATAACTATCCCATGTGTTAGCTGTCTCTGATAGTAAGTTTTTAGTGTCAATACGTATACGATTTTTAGACTCAATTAACTTGTTAAATTCAGCCCGCTTTGCCTTGTCGTCTTTGAGAGTTCCAGCTGTAGGAATATAGTCCTTGTACTTCTCAGTAGCCTCTATGAGGTCTTTTTCAAAAGACTCTCTAGTAAGTTCATCCGTTGTGATCATCTCATAGATTTTATTGATTTTCTTATCATCAATAACCTGTAATTCTTGCATGTTGTCCTCCTAATATTCAAGTTCACCGTCTAGCAACTCGCCCTGGATTGGATCCTCATTTTGAGTAGGTTCAGGATCTGCATGATTTGCCTCTTGCTCTTTGTTGAATTGATCAATCTGAGCCATCTTGCGTGCTACGACATCCTCACGGCTCTCTTGAGGTGTGACGTCTTTGATTGCGTCAAATGTATCTCCACCATCGATGTCTGTATACATGTTCCCAAGTTCGTCAGGGAAAGCCTCTCTAAGAGTCTGCACTAGAGCTGTTTTTCTGATCATAGTGGCTGGCATTGATTTCCAAGTGCTCCGTGGATTGCCATTTCTGTCTGTTTTGACATACTCATTAAAGTCAACTGTGACCTTATATCTGTGTGAACGGTCTTTACGATAGACAACGGCCCAACCACCTATTAGAATGTCCTCAGGTAATTTAAGAGAGCCCTCAATCTCTATCATTTCTCCATTTCTCATGACAGTAATTCCAGCCTCAAAACCATCATATCCCTCACAACGTTCAGCACGTTTCATAAATGCCTCTTTTGAGACAATCAAGCTGAACTCTGTGCCGCTATTGTTTTGATAGGCTACAATGTAGACCTCGTTAGCAAATGGGTTAAGATTGCGACCTTTACACAAGGCTAGAGCCTGACCTACTTGTTTTTCAGTCAGTAGGTTTTGTGGGTCAAAATACTTTTTGATGTCTGCCCCAGTCAATAAACTTGGATCAGTAGTGATGTCACGTTTTATCTGTGTTGCTAATTGATTATTAGTCATCTTGTTTTCTCCTATGTGTTCATGTCAATTCTGCGTCTAGACTTACTATTTAAGTCATCTAATTCATTTTTGTAATCTTGAATAAGTTGCAAATTCCGGTCAATGAAGCGTTCTACAACTTGACCTAGAAGTTCTTGTGTTGTCACGCCTCTCAATTCAGCAAGAAGTCTGATATATTCTTTTTGTTTTTCAGAGATCTCTGCTCTTATGAACGACTTTCCTTTATTGGTCATCTGCGTCATTTTTTTCTCCTTTAGGCTAACAATCTCCTACATAGATCCATTGACCAGCGCTGAAAATCCAATCAGCTGGGTCAAGTTCTTCTCGTTCTTCAGGCGGTTGCATTATATCTCTGTCATAATTAAACATGAGAATACACCTTCCCAAGATCCAGGACTCGTTTCACATATCTAGCCTTGGATGTTAGCCCAAGATCCAGCAATTCGTTTTTTCTTCATGATTGGCCAAAAGCCAGACACGGTTTTCAATTTCAATCTTTGTCATCTTCCTGCTCCACCTCTTCAATTTTCACTTCGCTATTTAGACGTTTCATGGCTTCATCTACCGACTTGCCGCCCAGGACGTCCTTGAGCATGTGGCTTACATCGTGCATTGTTTGAGCCTTCGCCTTGCTTCTTTCATCCTCTGGCATCAATCCGACATCTTGTAGAGCCAGAAAGGCTAAACTGACATCGTGCATTTCTTTCTGAAGCTGTTTGATTTTTTTGATTGTTTTTAGTGCTTTAAACATATTGTTCTCCTTTTATTCTCCTACTTTCCAAATTCGGCAACGTGACTCAATTTCTGGTAGTTTTTCATTTTGATAAACCCAATCGTTACCATGAACACCTGATGCGATGTAAGATATAGATTTTAAGTAATCAATCGCTTCTTCTTTTGTTTCAAAAACTCTTGCAATATAGTCTTGGTGCCCCGTCGGTAAGAAATCACGTCCAATCAAACTGAAATCCTCGTTTCCAGTTTCAGTATTCTTGACATAAATCGATATAATGTACATCTACACTTCTCCTTGCAGTCTAGCCTTGATATCAAAGTTTTCTTTGTACTTGTAGGCAGCAAGCTCCTGCTTCAAGTCATGGTTTTCTTGCTCACGCATAAAGCGACGTTTGCGCTCTTCGAGAAGGTCATTGCTAACCTCAATAGCAACCTCTCTCCAGTCAAGGTTGACTGATTTAATAACACCTTCGAGTCTGAGTTTTAATTTAGTAAGTAATTTCATTAAGCTACGCCCTCCTCGTTAGATTGCTTGTTCATGCCTAAAATAATGTCATAGTACGAATGACCAGCAGGGATGACATAGCCTGTCAAATCTTCAACTTGAGAACCATCTGCCATGATGTTTACAATCCGTGGCTCCCATTCCTTTTTTACTGTTTTCATGATATAATTACCTCGTAAAGTATTTTGCTTAGTCCCTCAATGGAATTGCCGTTCCAGAGGGGCTTTTGTTTTTATCCTGTCAAGTATTCCTGATTAAGGAACTTATTGATAAAATACTGTTGTCCTTTGCCTGTGACCTTTGGTGTCTTGTTCACAGTGATATGTCCATCTGCGTGTTGCACGTTTGTTTCCATGATTTCAAAGAGTTTCAAGTCCATGCTACGTTGGGTTGGCACGTTCCAATCTGAGCCTTTGCGCTTAATCAGGTAGCCATTTTCGCGCATCCAAGAAAAGAGGCGATTGGCACCGATTTTGTAGCCGTTTTGGCTAATGAGCTTGGCAAGTTCGCCAACCAAGATAGATGTATGGCTTGCACTTACTGCGTCTGCAAATAGCACCTTAGGACGGTCAGCCTCAATCTGAGCCTCTAGCTTGTGGACTTTCTGATCAGCCATGAGCAATGCTCTTGCCATGATTTTCTCAGGGCTATTAAAGTCTTTTTCTACTTGGATAAAGTATTGTCGGACTTGCTTGCCTCTCTCCGTCCGCTGGATCATAGCAATTTCCTTGGCCATGTCTAGCTTGATGATGTGGTCAACTTTGTTGTGACCCCCTCGTCCTGTTTGCTGCTCATTTTTGAGAAGCAAAAAATCTTGATTTTCTGTAAAGCCGTATTCAATCATTCTATTGAACCAATCGGCATATTTTGTTTTGACTCCCAGAGCTTCATGAAGTTGTCTTCCGGAAACAACAGGCTCATGATTGTCATTCAGGGTTACGTTGATGAGTTCGTTCATAGTATTCCTTTTATTCCTTCCTCCTATTGAGTTACTTGAGAAGTATCATGAATAGCTTCATAGCTAAGACGCTTAAATTCTTCTGAGTCTATCTGAAAATTGATAGGCTTTTTTTGTAAACGCTCAAGAAAACTAGTGTTTCTTAAAAGTTTTTCAACTAACTCAGGGTCTGCCTTTACAAAGGTGGACTCTTTTTTCCCACTATACGGATATCGTCTTGGTCTCATTTCCTCACCTCCTTTGTATTTATTTTTTCTACCCTCTCTTTTATTTATTTAGAGAAGTAGGACTGGTTGTCTTTTAATATTTATTGTTAGTTAATACTTGTTGTTAGTTAATATTTATTAGTGCCTAAATTTTCTGATTTGTAAAATACAGATTTGTAAAATACAGATTTGTAAAAATCGGAAATGTAAATTCTAACCTGTGGATAACTTAGATATACTTTCATTCAATCTCTGTTTCATGATTTCAAATTGAAAATCGGATATTTTTACATCTGAGAAAAATCTGAAAACACGAACTCCTTTACCACGTCCCATGCCTTTTTTAACAATTCGTAGGTAGCCATTTTTTTCTAATATTTTGAAGTAGCTATCAACTGTGTCTCGACTAACACCTTTTCGTTTAGCTATTTCATCTGGATAGACTTGCCAATTTGGGTGGTTAGCTAGGACAACCATCATAATACCAACAGCTGTAAAGTCCAGTTTTGGGTCATTGATAAAACTATTACTAACAGCAGTATAATTTTCAGTCGCATTCTTGAAAGATAAATTGACAATCTAAATTTTTAAAGTCTGTCATACGCTCTCCTTTCTTTTTTGTTTAATTTGTTAAACATTTTCTTTAAAAAAAATCTTTCACTTGCTTATTAAAAACTACTGCTAATTTTTGAAGTGTTCGAATTTTCACTGTTGACGACTGACCTGATTCAATTAAGTGTATTGTTGTTCGAGAAACATTTGACTTCTCTGCAAGTTCCTCTTGAGACATTTTCTCTTTTTCACGCCATTTTCTTAAACGTTCTCCTTGCACGCACTCACCCCCTTGTGTTAATAGTTGCCCTGTCGTTTCTAGATAGATTGTTCTAATCATTGACAGGCTTGGCTTTTAATTCAAATTCAATAATACTAAGTCGATCGATTGCTTCTTGCAATTCTTCGGCTTTTTTTGATACTTCTTTACAGGCTTCCTTTAGTTCTTCAATACCCGAAACTTCAACATTAAGCCGATATCCTATTGGTCTCATTTCTTTCTCCTTTTTGATATAATGTTTAATAAAAACGAGGTTTGCTATGTTAAGTATTGATACACAATTTGTAGATACAATCAGTAAAATACTATCTGATTATGTTTCACATTCTGAAATCACAAGGATGGGAGAAGTTTTAGGATATCCCCAAAACGACCAGAACTCTGGACTCAATAAACACCATAGAGTTCACAATATCATGTCTGATATACTCAACAAAACACAAGATAAATCAAATATCAAACTTGTAATTGAGTATATCTGCAATCCTTTGAGGTACATCGATACGGTTTCAGATTTTGAAAACTTAAGATTAAAACTAAATGTCGTTCTTTCCCTAAAAGGCCTTACCATATCAGATGACGGACATGTAGTTATTACTACTGCTTCACAAACTTTAGTTGAGGCAAAGAAACGATTTGAATCACTTGAACATATGTTGAGAACATTAAATGTTCATCCAAATGTTTTAAAATTCTGCACCCAGGAACTCTTACAAGAAAATTATTTTCATGCTGTATTTGAAGCAAGTAAAGGAATCTTTCACCGCATTCGTTTGCTAACCGGTTCGTCTCTGGACTCAGCAAGTCTAATAGACCAATGTTTTAAAACCAAAGAACCCATCATGATTATCAACGGAAATAAATTACAAACTCTCGACGAACAAAGTGAATATAAAGGATTGAAGAATTTACTTCTGACAATCGCACATCTTTATCGTAATTCCAAAGCACATAAACTTAAATACTACAATCCAGATAGCGTTCATGATGCCTTAACTGCCTTAACTCTTATGTCCCTCGCTCACAATCTCCTTGACAACTGTACTAATACTAGGAGACTTGATTAGTAGATTATAAAATTCTATAGTCACCTCAGCTAATCTAATTGTTTCTTCATCTATGGGACTATTGTAGTCCTCAAGGTGATGAAGCCTTTCAGTCAACTGCTCTGATAAGTATTCTGTTTGCCTAAAGATAGATTTATGAAGATGAGTAATTGGTTTTAGCAACACGATTTCATCATAAGTTAATATTTTTTCAGTCTCCTCTTGAGTTACTTCTGCTAATTTTTCCATACCAGAAATATCAACATTAACATGCGGCTGTTCCATTATCGTTCCCCCTCGTCTTACTTTCCAGCGCCCTGAGTTCTATCTCATGACTGACTTGAAGAAATAGCTTCTCACACGCTATTTTAGCTTCTCTGTACGTTGTGTTTTCGCTGATGAAGTAATCAGCAAGTTCAATGATTTTATCTTCCATTCAACCTCCTATATCAGCCTCAAGACTGATGTAATTTCCTCCTAAATTGCTATAATAATTTTGACTAGGACCTCTCACCGTTTTAGTCAAAATTCCATCAGAAAGGAGGAAAACTATATGTCTAAATTAACTAAAGAAGATGTTTTACAAGTTTCTCAAGACATTATCAACGATGCTATTCCGGTTATCAAAGATATGTTGGATGAAGTATTTGAAAAATATCCAATCGACATAGAGATTAGAGAAGCTATTTTCTATAGCGTTCTTGTCGCTCATAAACTCAGCACAGAAACTACAGTTTCGTTGCTAACACAACTTGTAAATGCTCAAGAAAACTGATGTTTCTTAGAATCTTTTCTACCAATTCAGGGTCTGCCTTCACAAAGGTGGACTCTTTTTTCCCACTATACGGATATCGTCTTGGTCTCATTTTCCTACTCCTCAAATCTTTCCTACTCAATCCCATAATCTTCAATAACCTGAAGAATGAAACTGTTCGCTCGTGGACCTTTAGTCGTTCCACTTAGAATGTTTGTCACTTCCTGTCGTTTAAAGCCGTAAGCAACCGCTAGAGTTGCTTTTTTAATGCCTTTCTCTTTCAAGAAAGCAATAACTCTTTCGCGACCGTTTGCGATATCTGGCATATTTTCTCCTTTCTTTTTCTTTCTTCTTTTTCTGCTATAATATAAGCAGAAAGGAGTTAACCTTATGACTTTTAAAGAATATTTACTCAAAGCAAGCAAACGCGACATCTACGATGATGGTAAAGATTTTGATTTTGAAACCATCTTTGCTAGAGAAATATTACGTTATGCACACGATTCTGAACTGGAAACCAAAACAGGTTTCTTTCGTCATCTTGAAATCATGAATGCTGATTCGTGGTTTGTTGAACTTGCTCGCTCAATTTATCAAGATTTTGAGAAATCAATTTCAGATTCTCACTAATCGAGCGTGACTTTTTTTGATATGGCAATCTCAGAAATTTACCACCAGCGCTGACTACCTTAATGATTTTTTCAAGGTGGTCTTTTTCTTGTTCTAAATTTTTAAGAATACTTACCATCGACACGTTCCTCCTTTTTACTTATTTTGTAAATAAGAAACAACTAAAAATGTAACTATTTTTTATCTTTTCGCTTGACTTTTTTTAGATGTTCGTCTAAAATGAAAGCATAATAAAAACACTAATAAATCTATAAATACCGTTCGCAAAAACATTTTTATAATTTATTTCTTAGTTGTTTTTTTAGTTGTTAATTACTTACAAATACTATTTTGGTTGTTCGTCTAATTTTTGTCAAGTGTTTTAGGCGAAAAAATAAAATATTTTTTTGTAATGCTTCAGAAAGGTTGATGTATCAATGTTTGAGACATTCGAAAAAATTAAAAGTTTAGCTAAAAAACAGGGAATTTCTCTAAACACTTTAGAAGATAGGGTTGGTTTGGGGAAAAATTACATTTACAGTCTTAAAAATAAAAAGACTCCATCTGCTGAACATATATCCAAAATCGCTGACTACTTCAATGTATCTACAGACTACTTACTTGGTCGCACAGATAATCCTGCTATTGCTGGTGATGATACAATCGCAGGATACACGTCTGACGACCTCCGAAAGATGGCAGAGAATGCCAAGACCTTCGATGGCAAGCCACTTACAGAAGAAGACATCGATGCCATTCAGAACATTATTGAGATTTATTTGAGAGGTAGATAGTATGACGAACATTCCAATGAAGAAGAATCCGTTCAGAGAAAAGATGACAGCAATCAGTATTGTCAATCCTGAAACAGCTCAATTGCTAGGAACAATAACCAATTTCGATATGTTTCCTGGTTCGACATCTTTGGTTGCATTTCTAGACTTCTTTAATCTAAGACCTGAAACAGATTATATCTTGTCTCTAACTGCCCACTTCCCTAATGGCACGTCTTACCCTGTCCATGCTACGAGAATAAATATTGCGAGACAAGAATTTGTGCTACTTGAAGACGGCTTTGGTATGGCCACTGGAAATTTTAGCTTTAATTTTACGATAGAAAAGCCGAGCGATTTTTACTTTTTCTTCGTCTTGATGGACGAAAACGGTCAGGAAGTAGATACAGCATATAGTTATCATCATTTTGGAAAGTGGGGGTAAACAATGCCGGACACACAAGATAATTTCAAACCTACCCCTTCCAAAGTTTCTTCACTTTACGCTTCTAAATCTTCATCGAAAACTGTACCCATACAAAATCATGATATAATGGAGTCAGAAATGTTATCGGAGGAAAATATTATGTCACAAGATACTTACAGCAAATCTGAAATCGACTTAAAACTTGATAAAATTAATTCTGACACTCAGCATGGATTCGAGAAAATTGATTTAAAAGTTGATCAACTCAGACAAGAAATGCGTAGCGGATTTGAAAAAATCGACTTAAAATTTGAACAAGTTGATTTAAAATTTGATAATTTCGAGAAACGTGTAGAGACTATGTTTCTAACTCAAGAGAATAAGAGATTAGAAGAGCAAGCTAAAAGCAAAAAAGAGTTCATGTATTGGTTTATCGGACTGTTAGTTAGTACTTTACTGGGGATACTAGCAATCATCGTAACCATTTTAACAACAAAATAACACAAAAAGGATGATAGCCTATGACTATTGAAGAGCTAGTAGACTCACACGGTGTCACTCTCGCTTACTTTGATAATGAACTTTGGCAAAGACCTGGAGTTTACATCAAAGAGATTAGTATTATCTTTATAAACCGTGAACTGTCCGAAAACGCAAAAAAACGGGTCATATACCACGAATTAGGACATCTGGAACATTCTACTGCACTATATAAAAATAACCACACTAGGTGCGAGAATGAGGCTAATAGGCACATGATTCATAAGTTGCTAGAAGAAGAACTTGCACTATCAGACGACCATCAATCTTTCAACTATATCCAGTTCATGCAAAAACATGAGCTTAGAACAGTCACAGACGAATTGATGGTAATTGACGAATATTATGAATTGATAGGATAGTTCATCAGAATAACTATAAAAACAAAAAATCCTCACACTCGCCATCGCCAAACTTTGAGTGTGAGGATATCCAGTATAGTAAAAGGCATTAAAAAGCCCTTTTTACTATACCCATTTTATCAAAAAGTGAGGTTAAAATCAATGTGGATGGAAGAATTACCAAACGGCAAATATAAATTTTTTGAGCGATACAAAGATCCATATACTGAGAAATTAAAAAAAGTTTCAGTAACCATGGAGAAGAAAACTCCCCAGGCAAGAAATCAAGCTGCTATCTTGTTGCAAGAGAAGATAAATAAAAAACTTAGCACAAAACAAGTAGAAAGCATTACATTTGAAGAAATCTATAACCTTTTTTATAAATCATGGGCGCAAACAGTAAAGGAATCAACAAAACATAATTGTAAATCAGTTGATAAGAAGATGAAGGAAGTCATACCATCCGATACCATACTTGCTAATCTTGACAGGCGTTTTCTTCAAGAGGCTATTGAAAAAATTATTGAAAGCAACGGATATATTACAGCTAAAAAAGTACGGCATAGGCTCAGAGGTATCTTTAATTACGCTGTTCAATACTCTTACATTGAAAACAACGAGGTCGATTATACTACGATTCCTCAAAAACCAAAGAATTTAGAAGAACTGGAAAAAAAGCGTAACAACTTTCTCACCATGCAAGAAATAAAAGCACTTGTCGATGTCCTTAATCGTCGAGAATATCACCAAAAGTACGCTGATATGGTTCTTGTGCTGACATTAACTGGTATGAGATATGGTGAGTTAACTGCCTTACAACTGAAGAATATAGACTTCGAAAACAACAAAATTGAGATCACAGGTAATTTTGATTCAGTAAACAAAATCAAGACGCTACCAAAGACTACAAATTCAATACGGACAATCAAAGTATCAGAGAGTGTCATAGAAGCTATTCAAAGACAAATAGTACGACTTAGCGAACGTTTCCAGCCATTGTCAAGCGATGATTATATTTTCTGTTTTGAAAAATGGAATCAACCTACAACAATAGCTTGCTTCATACAGATATTAAAAAAATATGGAAAACAGGCCAAAATAGAAAAAACTTATCTAGTCATATTTTTAGGCATTCTCATATTTCGTTTTTAG